CGGCAACACCGGGTGGTGCTGAAGCCGCGAAGGATTTGTCACTTGCTGGTGGTCGCGCCTCTGCTATGGCTGCTGGTGGTATCGGCTCAAGCGATTCAATTCTTGCGTCTGAAGAGTTTATCAGAAAAGGTAAGTTGAATCAACGCGATAAGATAGAATATCGTCAATTGATAGACCAACTCAATCATCTATTGCGCCGATTAATGCGTAAAGAGGATAAGTCAATGCAGGGTGCTGATGAGAAATCGTCACCTAACTCATCGGGTGGTCTTTCATCTAATCCAACAGGGGCTACTGAAACAGACCCCGATGATGATGCTACACGATGGGGCGCACATCCCTACGACTTGTATGTAAGACGAGGTGGGGTATAAGATGATTGAAGACGATATAATCCTCAAGGGTAAGGGTGTTTGGTTTCACGATGCCGACGGTAAGTATGGCCCGCCGGGTAAGAACCACGCCATGTCATTCCCACCGCGACATTCAGACCACACCAAGCACACTCATTTTCACATCAACAGTTTGACAGGCGAACTGTTTGAAGATTTAAGCGAAAGAGTGTTGAATAAATGGCCTATGGAAATCGCTGCTAACATAGTTGCTTCTGATATGATGAAGGATGGTTACAAAGATGAAAGCGGTACGCACAGATACCCTTCTAGTGAAGGCAGCGCGCGAAAATTAGCAAGAGATTTTTTTAACGAAGCAACAATGATGTTCAACGCGACAAAAAGAAGTTCGGGTGATGACTTCAATATTTTACCAATACCTTTTGGCAGAGATGGTAGTTTACATCCTGAATACAAAAACAATCACTACGGCGGTCATGAAGGTAAGGCAGTACCTACTTCAGATAGAACCGTGAGAACTAATGATAGAAAATTGATTAACAACCATCCGCGGAATGAAGCACATCCAACATTAGGTCAACACCTTGAATCATCTGCGCTTCACGCTGCAAAAGAACTCAAAGAAGTGTTCAAGAAGAGAAATGTAAAAACTTCAATCGGCGCGAGACAGAATGTAATCGAACCCGGTCAAATCACTGATGGGTTAACTTACAGAGTTACTTCAAATGAGAAAGACCCTACGGAAGCAGGTCGCACTAAAATGACGCGTAATTCAAAAAGAATACACGGAGAAAGTGCTGCGTATGGCAAGATAACACCTATGGATATTGTTTCAGTTTTACCAAATGACTTCTTCGTACCTTCATCATCGGGTAACATGTCCACAAGAATTATGAATCAACTAATGGAGAGAGGTTACGACCAACCAACTGCGAGAGCAATGGCTCGCGCACCTGTCAATCAATTGCTATACGGTAGTGGTAAAGATGGTAGGGCAACGGGGTTACGCAATGTCATGAAAAACATGAGAGCCGCGTTACAGATAGAAAACCCCGAAGTAAATGACATCTATTTAGACCACAAAAGCCATGTCGCCTCAGATGTAGGTGATGACGATAATGGAAGAACTAATGCCACTATTGAAATCTTGGCTATGTTGAAAACTGCTGAAACATTAGGTATAGATTTGAATGCTATGTCAATGTTCCCGACTGCACCAAAGAGTGTTGTTAGTGGGTGGAAAGATGTCGCGTTAACAAGTGGTGGTAAGCAGATTGACTTAGACGCGCTAGGTAGCGTGGACCAAAGACACTTCATGCACGACAATTATAGCGAAGACACAGACCACTTACATCAATCATTCCCCGATTATCTTAGCGGTGGTAGCACGACTGATATGTCACAAAAACCAAAGCCTGTCGCGGAAGACCCAATGAGTGACTTACCACCAACAGTTTCAACTCAAGAACCGTTAGCACAAGACCCACTAGGGCCTCTAGGTGGTAGTGCTAATGTGCAGGGTGTGTATGAGCAGCCTAGCGATTTTTACTTCCCTCCACCATCACCCGATGATTTCTATTTCAAATCTTCAGATAATGACCCAATGGGTGTCATCGCGACGATAATGGAACGCGTGCAGTTGCACGACGCGGGTGGCTCTTTGGTTACAAAGTTTGACCCAAACGATTCTTACGATATGCAAAAATTAAGTCAAAAAGTAGGCATGTCGAGTATTGATGTGCGCGCTATCGCGATGAGTGTAGGAGATTGGGCTATTATAGCGAAATCCTTTAACACTACACATGATGTGGTTCGCGCTATCAAGAGGTCTTGCGGGGGCATCATTTATGGTTGAAATGTGGGAATTAGAATGGAATAGTAGTATGATGCAACACGGTGTTGACATGGGTACTATGGAGTTTATCTTCGCGAAAGGTGGCACAGTTAGGGACATCAATTATGTTATGTTAGATACTGATGATGACACTTATGAGCCTCTTATCAAGGCCGTCGCGGAACGCGAAAACTCTCACCCCGACATCATCCGTAAGAATGTTCCAATGTCAACTCAACAAATGCAACAGCGACCGGAGATGTTTGGGATTAAACCCGATTATAGACCCGCTGTTCAAATGGAAATGCAAGGTACTGCTGGCGCGCCTAATTACTTCGTGGCTCCACAGAACAGAAGAGAGATGAAAGAATTACTTGCCACACAAAGAGGCGTGCAAGCAGACCAAAGGTTGCAGAATCTTGCACCCGGTGAAAGACCGAGGATTCGCGACTTATACCGAACAGGGCAAAAAGGCGCGGCGGTAGGACAGGGACTCAAGGATGTTGGTACAGGGCTTGGTATGGCTGCTGGCATAGGTGCGTATGGAGTAGGTTCTGCTTTAGGAATGACTCAAGGGGGCCGTGACGCATATAGAAAACTTGGTCAAGGTATCGCTTCTGCTACTCGAGGTGTTGCTTCTGCTGGTAAGGCTGCTGGTGGTTATTTAGCGCGGAAGTTCCCCGGTGTCAAAAATAGAATGAGTCAATTCATGCAAGGTATCAAGGCAGCACCGGGCGCGATAAAAGATTACATGGGTGAAAGAAGAGATTTGAGAGAGGGACGCGCTAGAAGAGAGTTATTAGAAAGCGGTGCTAGCAGACGACAAGATTACAGTAATAGGATGGTTCCCGGTTCTGAAGGTTACGAGCAAGAGATGAAGAATTACGATAGAGGTATGATGCAAAGATACTTCCCCGATGGTTTACCTAAATACCCCGAAGGTCATGAAAAGGCAGGTCAAACGATGACTGTTGATGATGCTTTGCGAAGTGAGATTTCTAATATTGGTACACAACAAACCGGTCGCAGAGGATTACGCGGTGCATTTAGAGATAGGATGCAACCACCGGCTGCGCCGGTTGAAGAAGAAGCAGTCGAAGAACCACTAGCGGGTGTCTCTGACCCTGTGCTTGACGCTGATGCGACACCACCCGAAGAAGAAGCACCAAGCAGCGTGTCATTTACATCCAAACCCGAAGAAGAAGCACCACCGGCAACTCAAGCAGGGCCACCTACACCTGTTGAACCGGATGTAGCAGAAGTTACTGAGTTGGACCCTGCTACCGCTTTTGGTCAAAGTATAGCAGAAAGTGTTTACAAACCCGGTGGTTCGCGTAGGAAAGCCGCAGAAATAGCACAAGGTTTGTATGGCAGAAAGGGTTTGACTTATGACGACATTATAGAAGCAACGGGTAAAAAGGGTCTTAGAACAGACTTAGCAAACGCGATTGCAAACAAAATGGGTATATCGCGACCGCAAGCCGAACAGGTAGTGCAAGCAGCACAAGCAGGTGACTCACAAGCACAAGGAATTGTCGAAGAAGCGGCTAACAACTCATCAATATCATTTGAGTCTAAGCCCGAAGACGACGAGTTCTCATTTGAAGATGATGACGACCCTGTTGGTGGCGAACTGATGGACTTGTCTGAAGATAAGCACCATGCGAGTTGGGACTCGCTATTGAAAGGGTTGAACATAAGGTGATTGTGTGCAGCAATTATCCCTTGAAGCAATCGAAGAAATCGACTTTGAAGTAGCGAAGCGCGACTTCAAGTTCTTCTTTGAAGAGATTCTTGGGTTTCAATTATCACACCACCATGAAAGATGGTATAACAATCTTGAGAAGCGCAAGCGATACTGTGTAAAAGCAGCGCGTGACCACGGTAAGTCAACACTGTTTCTCGGCTATATGCTATGGAAAACTGCATTCAATCCAAAGACCAAAGCAGTATTGATTTCACACAGTCTGCATCAGTCTATACACCACATGCGAACACTGAATGATTTAATCGACGGTGTGCCATTCCTTGCTAAAATGAAGAAGCCGGATAGTTGGTCTAAAACATTCTTCGGCTTTTCCAATGGTTCTAACATTAGCGCGAAATCAGTGGGTGGTGCTATTCGTGGTATTCACCCCGATTTGATTCTTTGCGACGACATTCTGTGGGGTACTACCGATACAGAACTTGCTCGCGTTGCATCATGGTTTTACGAAGTTCTCGTACCGACACTTCACCACACATCTAAACTAATGATAGTTGGTACACCGTTTACACCTACTGACCTTTACACTGAACTAGAAAGTCGTGACGGTTATCTTGTTGAAACATATCCCGCGATAAACGCTCAAGGTGTAGCACTATGGCCGGAAAGATGGGACTTAGAATCATTAGATGCGCGCAGGGCAGATATGCCAGCGATTGCTTTTGCTCGCGAATATCTATGTGAACCAATGGACGATGTATCAAGTCTATTCCCTTCAACTATCCTACAAGCCGCAAAAGACTCAACGCTCAAGATTATCGAGCGTGAAGTTGGCGACCCCGACGACCAATACTTCATCGGTTGGGACCCTGCTATTTCGAGTGACCGCGCAGCAGACTACACAGTTATGGTAGTGCTTCGTCGCCCATCCACTAACCCCGAATTGCTTGAGTTGGTTCACGCGATTCGTAGGAAGAATATGGACTTTAGAACACAGATTATGGAAATACAACGCTTGAACGCGAAGTTCAATCCCGATGTGATTGAACTTGAGGCTAACAACTTCCAGCGTGTCTTCGCAACTGAATTACGCGCTGATACCGACCTTCCTATTAAGACATTCATTTCCACACGCCAACGCCGTGAGTCACTTCTCATGGGTTTAGTGTTGCGCTTTGAGAAAGAGCAGATTCGTTTGCCGTGGGGAGATGACCGTTCACGCACGCTCATGTCTGAACTTGAGCGAGAATTGCTTATGTTCGGTATGAGTAAGAAGGGTCGCCTTGATAGCATTGGGCGACACGATGACTTTGCTATCGCGTTAGCGTTAGCACATTGGGCTACTACCGAGTTCCGCGAGCGTATTGTGGACTTAGACGAAGTTATGGCGGGGG